CAGGTTTAGAATATTTGGTCAACCAGCCCATAAATATACACTATGCCACGCCTAAGTTTATACCGCCCAAATCGTACCCGTGATTACCAGTTTTTGGATCGCACTATCTCTGAGATGTACACCGTGGGTGGCATGGATGTGTATGTTCATAAGTTTTTGGGCCCAGAAACTGGAGGTGAGGATTCGGCATTCAGCGGCAATTTTGACGCCACCCAACCTATCTATGATGAACTCAGTCCAATGAACATTCAGGACTTGCTGTTGCTAGAAAACCGTGATAGAATCTATGCACCCGACGTGTATATCATGCGTGGAGTATACAACCATCAAGATATTGACTTTGATCTAACACAGTTTGGTTTGTTTTTAAACAACGACACCCTGTTTATCACGTTTCACTACAATAACATGATAGACACATTTGGACGCAAACTCATGACTGGCGACGTTTTAGAACTGCCCAACCTTAAAGATTTTCATCCACTCAATCCAAACTTGCCGCGTGGCTTGCCAAAATACTATGTGGTACAAGATGCTGATTTTGCCACTGAAGGCATGAGTCAGACTTGGTTACCACATACCTGGCGTGTTAAGGCCACGCCCTTAACCGATGCTCAAGAGTACAACTCAATAACCAACAAGCCGTTTGTGGCCGAATACATTTGGGATCCGGGCGATTTTTATCCCACAGGGTCAGTGGTCAACTCTGGTGATGTGTACTACCAATCCATAAGAAATGTGCCAGCGGGCACAGAAATCACCAATACAACATTTTGGAGAGAGTATACTCCTAACACCATCAGTGACGTCCAGGGCACTCGCACCAAAGACACCGAACTCAATGATGCAATTCTCACACAAGCCGATATTGAAGTGCCGCTGTCGGGCTATGACATTGACAAGTTTTACATTGTGCCTACTCAAGACGGTGAGCCTGCCAATCCTGATTCGCTTACTGCTGATCAAACTGTCACTACAGACGGCACACAAGGTGGGGCATCAGTAACTCCCAAAGATCTTGGCTACGTCATGGGCTATTTGGTGGGCGACGGCATGGCTCCCAATGGATTGCCAGTGACTCCTAGTGTGAGTTTTCCTCTCAATCCAGTCAGTGGCGACTACTGTTTGCGTCTGGACTACAAACCCAATCGTTTGTTTAGATATGATGGCGCTCGCTGGGTCAAGATCGAAGACCGAGTTAGAACTGATCTCAACAACGGTCCATTAAATGAAACCCTGCGTTCAGGCTTTGTAAATAACACTAACACCGTTTTGACCACAGATCTAGGGCGCATTCCAAGTCGGCAAAGTCTTAGCGAAATTCTCAAACCACGAGCCGACAACGGCGACGACGGCGGGTTCAAATAAAGAGAGATTTAATGCAACAGTTTTTTTACGACGAGCAGATACGCAGATTCTTACTACAATTCACTAGAATCTTTTCAGGATTTCAAGTGGAATACGGTCGCGAAGAAGGTACGGATACTCCTGCACTGTTACGAGTACCAATTCGTTATGGTGATGCCAGTCGCAATGCCCAAACCATATTGCAAGACAACTCACGCAACAGTTTGCCGTCAACTCCGTTGATGACATTCTACATCACAGGCTTGGACTATGATCGTCCTAGAATGCAAGAACCTTATTTTGTCAGCAACATCGCTGTGCGCCAACGCACGTATGATCCAGCTACAGAAACATACGAAACCACACAAGGCAATGCTTTTACTATCGAACGCTTGATGCCTGTACCTTACAAACTCACAGTCACACTTGATCTTTGGACATCAAATACCAACCAAAAATTACAGTTGATTGAACAGATTGTGACCTTGTTCAATCCGTCATTGGAAGTGCAAAGCACAGACAACTACATTGACTGGACCAGTTTGACTGTGGTTGAATTAGAAAGCACTCAGTGGACTTCTAGAACAATTCCGCAAGGCACAGAAAGTCCCATTGACATTTGCACCATGAAGTTTGCATTGCCAATTTGGATTAGTCCACCAGCTAAGGTCAAGAAACTGGGCGTGATTGAACGAATCATTGCCAGCGTGTATGATTCTCAAGGTGATGCCAACAATGCAATCACTGACAGTGATTTGTTGCTGGGCACACGACAGATATTCACTCCATACAGTTATCAAGTTGTTTTGATTGGAAACAAAATACAAATATTGCGTGATCCGTCTATTGTTGATCAACCCAACAGCAGCCTTGTACCTCCAGACATTGTGAGTGACAGTAACTTGTTATGGCCTGCTGTGATTGGCGTGTATGGCGTTCTACGTCCTGGGGTCAGTCAGATTAGACTGATTCAGCCTGATGATACCGAAGTAATTGGTACCATTACACTAGATCCCAACGATGACCGATTTGTGTTGTATGATGTGGATATTGACACAGTGCCACAAAATACGCTGGATCCCGTAGATGCTGTGGTCAACCCACTACTGAGTGGTCCTCTCAATGGACTTGACAGTGCACTAGATGGTCAACGCTATTTGCTTACTGAAGGCACTGGAGCACTGGGCAATGAAGGGCCTGCTGAAGCCTGGGTTGGAGCCAACGGGCGGCCATTGGTGGCTAGCGCCAACGACATAATTGAATACCAAAATGGTTATTGGCGTGTGAAATTTGATGCCAGCGCACAATCTAGTATTCAGTATGTCACAAACATAACTACTGGTGTACAATATATGTGGACTGGTGAAACATGGATCAAAAGTTATCAGGGCCTCTATCCTGGAGGTCAATGGATTCTAGTGCTGTAAGAGCAGTGGGTGTTTGGTTTAGGGCCAGCACTACTGGTCGTTACCTGTATCTCTTGCGTAACGACAACAAACACCCCGGTGCCTGGGGACTGCCAGGTGGCAAAGTAGAAACTGGCGAAACTTTGCTGGGTGGTATGGAGCGCGAATGCACTGAAGAACTGGGATTTTTTCCTGAATATCAACGTTTAGTGCCATTGGAGAAGTTTACCAGTGCCGACGGACAGTTTGAATACAACACATGGGTGTGTGCCACTGAGCACGAATTTTGTCCTGAACTCAATCACGAACACCTGGGCTATGCATGGATTGATGCTGGCACATGGCCCAAGCCCATGCATCCAGGTTCTCCCACTGGATTTGACACCGTTGACAGTGCAGTGATCTGCACAGCCAACACTTCAGGCCCGTTAGGGTAAGTTCCTGTACCAGGCACAGTACTGGTACCAATTTGTTTGACTGAACTCAAATCCAACACACCTTGGTTTGTGGAACTAACTGGAATAGCAAACAGTCGTTCACCACCAGTAATATCAGCAGTAATAGCTTGAATTGTTAGTGTCAAGTCATTGGTTGTGGTTGACCCGCCTAACGTATTACCAAGAATCTTGATAGTATCGCCCACTGCATACCCAGTACCAGATGCCTGTATTGCAATAGAAGTAGTAGTTGTGGTGTATGTGGTACCAGCCGCAGTCAAACTCACTGTTACGTTTGCACCCGAACCTGAACTTGACACGTTGACTGGTGTTAAGTTTGCATATACTTTTGAGCTACTGCTGGCAATTTTAACACCACTTCTGCTCAGACCACCTGTGGTATTAAACGGAGCACCAGTTAAACCACCAGTTGCCTGACTAGTAAATGTCGGTGCCACTGAAAACTGGCTAAAACTAGGCTGGAATCCACCACCCAAGTTGTTGAGTCCTTGCCAAGAAGTGTTGGCTGAGTCAATGTTGTTGGGATTCAAAATACCTTCAACTAGATATCGTCCAGCACTTACTTGAAAATTCAAACTGGTCAGTGTTAACTGAGCACGGTTGATCAAGTCACGCACACCCAGATCTCCAATGATACCATTGCTCACGCTGGGAGCCAGGCGCATAGCAAATGCAACTTGTCTGTTACCAATCACAGCAGGCAAACCATAGTTGGTGCGATTATAGGTAAACTGGTAGCCTTCGTCACCATCAAAATTACCATCCATGATTACTGAACTACCCCAGTGGTTAACCAGTGGCGTACAAGTATTACTAATCAATATTACACCAGTGTTGTCTGTATGGCTAGTGGCTGCGCTGGATGTGAAACTGCGGCTTGCACCTTCAACCCATTGCGTAAAGGTAGCACCCCGGGTAACACCAGTTAGGTCATTGCCAGTTTTGCCACTGTACTTGATAATTTCGCTGTCAATCATCACAAACACAGGATAAGTCACAGACGCATCAGGGTAATCAGTTGCATCACGCAGTGTGATTGTGGTTTGACTTGAATCAATGGAACCATTTAAACTGCTGGTTGCAGTTTCGTTAATGGCTTCGTATCGTGCTGGCAAGTTACCAGAACGCATGTATGCTTCATTGTTCAAGTTGTTGTTGGGTCTGCGATGTGCGTGAATAAAACGACCATCTTGACCACGCACCATCCATGTTACATAACCAGCACCGTACCATGAATACTCAATTCCCAACATCTGCATTTTATTGGTGTCAATGGTGTATCCGCTGGGTCCAGTACCATCTATGGTGTCAATGTTGAAATCATCCTGGCGAACTCTAATTTCGTTACGCAAGGTCAGTTTAACTCGAGTTTGATTAGATACCCCACGGAATGTTGGTACCACAGTCATGCGATTGTTATTGGTTATGCTGGTAACACTGTGAGTCATGCCCTTGATCACAATTACATCACCGTTGTTGAGTTGGTCTTGGAATCGGCCATTACCATCACCAGTTACCAAGTTTGAGCCCACACCTACACTGGCCAGGCCAGCAAGTTGGAATGTACTGGTTCGTTGCACAGCATTCAATGATATACCATCTGATTCCCAGAACAAGCCGTTCTGATCATCAAAAATACCAGCGCGAATACTAGATCCATGCCAGGCTGTGATTGCAATTCTAGGTTGCTGTCCCAATTCTGGTGATGCACTACCCAGTACATTTTGAGCTTGTACAACAAAGCTGGTATCGCTGACAATGGTTGTAACTATGTAACCCGTGTCATCGTATCCGCTTGTGGTCACCCCACTTATGGTTATAGTAGCACCAGCGTTTAGCCCGTGTTCTAGATCAGTTGTTACTGTGATATTGCTGTTGACAGTTGTGCCGGCTGCGCTCAAAGCACTGATATCAAACGTTGGTTTTAACATAGTACCAGATGAGAACAAGATACCTTTACCAGACTGGTAACGGAAATATTTTTTAGTCTGACGTATGGCGCTGGCGCCTCGTGTGGGTGTGCCTGGGCCTAACACCACACCACCATCAAATGATCTTGGCAAGAACACTGCATTTGACCGTACATTTATTATGCCAGCCAACGATCCTGAAACTGCTGCGCCTGTCTTGGCTTGATATGTAAAGGTTGTTGTGCTAGGTATACTAATAATAATAAAACTACCGTCGCCGTAGGCTTGGTTGGTGCCAGCACTGAGATTTACCAAAATTGGAGTTCCTGGTACTAGACCATGAGCATAGACTGTGGTCACAGTAATAGTACTGGGATCGGCACCATCGCTAGTGATTGACGCAATGTCCAAATCTGCACCAGTGTAAGGAAAGGCCTGCCGTATGATAGAATCATATTGATTAATTGGGTATCCAGCTGCTAGGCTAGGAGTGCGTCGAGGATAATAGAAGAAATTGTTGTCCTCACTCAAAGATACCAATGACACACCTTCGGCATTTGACGAAGCTGTATTTTGATTGCTGACGTATGATCCAGTAACAACTGGAGTGTCACTTTGGTTGACACCAATTTCACTTAGAGCATTGCTTCCGCTGGCATAGAACATACCAGTCATGCGTACAAACGGTGATCCAGCACCGGCTGCAGTCAATGCAGTGGTATTAAACTGACCACGAGTGATGGTTTGAGTACCATTGACCAAGGTGCTTACCACTGTTTGTTTGACCAATTCTACGTTGGCACTGAGACGCTGAATAACGCTGCCGCTGTAGAAAGTATTGGCAGCAGGAATGTTATACCAACCACGTTGCAGTTGCAAAGTGGTGCTATCTGTAACTTCTTGCACTTGAGCAATTTCCAGTGTGCTTACAGGATAAACGTTTCTTCCAATGGTAATGTTGGCTCCGGCACCATTGGTGTTGTTGGTTTGTCTAGTAACTGTGAGTGTATTGGCTGTTACGTTAGTTACTGCCATGGTTTCATACACACCCGAAGTGTCAGTTTCTACAATAATATAACTGCCGTCCACAATTAACGGTGCGGCCGCAACGTTGGCCACGTTGACTGTGGTTGTTGCTGTGCTGGTAATATTGGCTGTGGCCAGTGTGGTACCACCACTGATTGGGCGATTGATGATCAACACATTGTCAAGTGCAGTGATACCAGTTGTACTGTTAACTGTAAATGTTCTTTCAGCAGAACTGTTGACATTGGCTGTGAGATAAGCACTCACAAAAGGTGTTACATTGCCTTGAGTTTGACTGATAACTAGAGCATAATCATTTGCAATCCAGGCCGGGGTTCCAGGGTTTTGTAACTTGACACTGGTATCAACGTTGGATGTAATTAGGTCATCACCTGCCAACAAACTTAAATATCCATTGGTGTTGTAAACAATATCTCCGCCAATATCTTCATAGAAGCCAGGAATATTGTTGTTGGTGCTGACGTTTTGCCATTTGGTATTTTGTAAACCGTATTCAAAGTCAGCGTCAATAAGAGCTTCGGGATTTGAAATTCTGTTACGACCAATAGCATCTTCGCCAAATGCCCAGGGTTCTACTGTCAAGGCACGATCTTCGATGTAGATAGCCAATTTGTCATTGGCGCTGAGTGTGGTAGTATTAAGATCTAGTGTGATGGTTGTGACACCAGCATACGCTGCGGGAAAAGTAGCGGTTGGCCCAGGAGCCCATGACACTGTGCCGCCCATGGTATTGTCAGCAAAGTTATAGATAGCAACGTTTACTGTTGTATCATAAATGGCCAATATATCCGCTAGATTGTACCTATCGGGAACCTTGACAGTGCCCAGGCCACCTGTACCAGGTGTAAACGAATACTCGTATAGTCTTTTTCTTGCCATCTTTTAAACTCCAAATATAATTTGACCTGCTGTCAAACGGGCTTGTGTATCTTGTCCAAACTTTGCATAAGTGATGCTGGCATCAACTATTTTGCTGGTACCAACTGTGTTGTCGCTTGGTGTGCCAGTATATAGTGTATCGCCAAATATTAAACCAAAAAACGGTGTGTGCACCGCTGGGGCTGTGGGAAAACTTATAGTGGATCCAGTGATACTGAATCCAACACCAGGATTGAGAATTACATTGTTCAAACTCACCATCATGGCATAGGCTGTGGGCGGATTAAAACTGGTGCCGCCCACAGTTATATTG